TTTGCGGTTGCGGTGGACGAGTACAACCGGGACCACTGGCTGGACATTGCCGCCTACAAAGCCCCGACAGACCCGGTATACATCGAGGAGCACGGCATAGACCTGTTTGTGGGCAGACGGGTGAAGCTGGAGAGCCAGAAGTATTTCCCGGAAAAAGGCTACCGTCAGAGCCGTATCACCAAGATCAGCCGCAAGGTGAACGAACCCGGGCAGATGGACATCGAGATAAGCGATGCGCTGCAGGTGGGCAAGTTCGACAAGGTGACGGACAGCATCGGTGCGCTGAAAAGCTATACGAAATCAAAGACGGAAGGCGCTGCCCTTCCGGACATCATACGAAGCTGGGACAAGACGCTGCCCACGGACAACAACCTGTTTTCCGCCCGGCGCAGCCAGAAAGAGTTCCTGAGCAAGAACCAGCCGGACACAGCCAAAGAGTCCATCCGCTTCCTGAAGGGTGTGAGCTTTGGCGAGGCTGCTGGCGGCAAGCCCTGCGGCATCGTGGATGGTGAGGGCAATGCCGAATACTTGACTGCCGTGATCCGCGAACTGCTGCGCAGCACGGAGTTTGTGGACGGGCTGACCGGTGAGGGCTGGCAGCTGTGGATTGACCAGCTGACCGGACTGACAAACCTGACGGTGGACAAAGTGACTGCCCGGCAAAGCCTGGTGGCGCTGGAACTGCTGATCGAGAAGGTGCGCAGCGTGTGCGGCCAGCTGGTGGTGTCCGCTGCCAACGGCAAGATCAAGGACGTGGTGAAGCAGGGCGACAACTACCGCATCGTGTTTGAGCAGGAATCGGGCTTTGTGGCCCATGACCTGATGCGCTGTGCGGTTACGGGTGGTAAGAAACTAAAAGCATACTGGGTGGAGGTGGCTTCGGTGATAGCCGGCGGTGTGCTGGTCCCGGTAAGCGAGTTTGGCGGGGTGAAGCCGGAGGCAGGCGATGAGTGCGTACTGATGGGCAACACCGAAAACCCGCTCCGGCAGAACCTTATATCCATTGCGGCCACGGAGGACGGGCAGCCCCGTATCGACATTCTGGACGGTGTGAAGGCCAAGAACTTCAACGGCTGCCTTCGTTGCCGGCTGGGTAAGCTGGACGGCATCAGGAGCAGCGCTTTCCCGGCAGACAAACAGCCGAAAGGAAACGGCCTGTATGCCGACAACGTGTGGCTGAAGGGTACGTTCGTGTTGATGACGGGCGAGGACATCCTGACGCGGTTTGAGATAACCGAGGGGAAAATCCATTCAGCCGTGGAAAGCTTGCGCAAGGAAATACGCGAAGAACAGAGCTATCTGGACAACAGCAGTTTTGCCGACGGCATGGACAAATGGAAGACGGGCAGCAAGGCTACGCTGTTCACCCTGGGCGGACGCTGGATCTGGGCGAACGGCGGTCCTTACGGTACGAAGCCGGACGGGCATGCCGAGATACGGACCGACGGCAAGGTGCCTTATGCCTATATCCGGAACAGCTATATCATGCAGAAACTGGAGGACTTTCGGCTGGTACCGGAGTACCGGCAGACGAACAGCCAGGGCGAACGGGTGCCCGGCGTGGTGTATCTGTCCTTCAGCTACCGGGTCATCAAGGCCGGACGGTTGAAAATCGAATTTGTGGGTGCTGACAAGACCGGGTTTGAAAACTTCAACATGTTCGGCCATGAAGAGGACCTGCCCGTGGGCGGCGAGAAGATGTTCACGCTGGACGGCCTTTGGAACGGTACGGGAGACTTCAAGCTGTCGTTTACGGGCGTGATTTACATATCGCTACTGGTGTTCAGCACCAACAAGGCGGATGCACTGGTCTATAAGTACCGGACGCTGTTTGAACAAAGCGACCGGCTGGTAAAGATTTCGGCCGCGGTATTTGACAAGGACGGTGAAGCACTGAAAGAAACCGGGCTGGTGATCAAGCCGGAAGGTGCGGGGCTGTATGCCCAGGATGCCAGCGGCAAGGTGGCCCTTATCGGAGTCAGTGTGGAAGAAACAGACGAATACGGCAAGCCCGTGAGCAAAATCAAGCTGACAGCCGACCATATACAGCTGGAGGGACTGGTGACAGCCAACGGAAACTTCAGGATTTTAGAAGACGGTAGTATTGAAACAAAGAATGGTAAGTTTACCGGAGAAATTGACGCAAACACCGGAAAGATAGGCGGGTTCAGCATTTCGTATGGTCACATCGGAATTGACCGGGAAGGAGACCGCAACGGCATGTATCTTTTTGATACGATGATAGGATTTAACGGTGATGAGATGCAATCCATTATCGGCACCTGGTCAGATTTAGGAACCCCTCTGTTGGGGAGATTCATCAATACACGAAACGATTATACGAATTATGGGCTGATATTTAACGTGTCTGGTAGCTTGAGCAATCGAAACTATGCGTTTTTAGGAACGGGAGACGGTATATTGAAAGGCGTTGTGGAAGGCTTCAGGCTAAACTGGATTTCTTTCGATAAAGAAAACGAAGCCAAATATGTCAATCTGAATAAAGGGAAATATGTGGAAGTAAACGGTAGTTATAACAATTGCGTGTTGATGCTTCCCCGCCTGCCGGATTTGCGTACGGCTTTGGGATTGGGTACCCAATCCACTGAAGATATGGCAGTCAGGTTGACTGTGGTAAAGCGCAGCGGAGTGAATGTGAAAGTTTACGGCAGAACAAATAAGATAACAATAAACGGTAATTCTGTGGACAATGATGAACATCCCTATCTGCGAGACAACAATTTTGGGAATACCCAATATTGGGAGATTGGCAACGGGGATACAGTTGAATTCCTGCTGACCTTCAGCGGGAATGAATATAATGCCTATACAGTGAGTATTCATCGATAAAAACTATACGAATATGAAGTTGAACTTTAAAGAATTCCGCATTCCGTCCGGAATCAACAAGAGGAACTGGCAGATTACAGACGTACGTGAACAGGTGGCAGACCTGCTCTATACCCATGCAAACGGCATCAAGGCCCATCGGCTGGCCTTCAAGATACTGGACAGTATCGGTGACGAGGAATACAGCACCGAGGAAACCGGCACGGTGCGGTATGTGATAGAACAGTTTTGCCTGCCCTGCGTGATTGACGGACTGAATGAACTGCTGCAGGCAGGGAACAATAAAAACGAATGAGTATGGCAGAAATGACACAAGAAGAACTGGTTCAGGAAGTGCTGGACCGTGTGCTCCAGTCCTCTACCGGCGTGGAGGACCTGGAAACCGTCACCTCGCTGAGCGGTGTGAAATCACTGCCCGGTGAGAAGGACGGCAAGATGGTGAACGTGCCTCTGGAACTGATAGGGAAACCTGCAAGCGATGCCGCCGACCGAGCCGAGGCTGCCGCCAAGAAAGCGGAAGGAGCCGTAGCCGGGCTGGAGGAAAAGACCCAGGCCGCCACGGAAGCCGCTACCAAGGCCAACGAAGCGGCATCCAAGGCAGAAAATGCCGCTGCCAAGGTGGAACAGACTACGGCAGCAGCCGTCGGCGGGGCTACTGCACGCTTTTCATCATGGATGGAAACAGGCAACGTTTTACCTGACAAAAGTACCAAGCCGGGCGGCAACGTGGTGTATGTGGCCGGTGCCGGGAAATTTGCTTACCACATGGACTCCACCCTGTACGGGGACTGGGACGTGGCGGGAGTACCCCCTGCCGGCATGTTCATGAATGCGGGCCGGACAGCCATCCTGCCGGACAAGCTTTACCTGCTGGGCGATGCCATATATACCGGCACGGGAGGCACTCTGAAACTTCTGGCCTACCGGCATGAGGTGATGAGCGAGGAAGCCTATGAGGCACTGCAGGACAAGGATGCGAATACGCTGTATCTGATTTATGAGGAGGAGTAACGATGATAACCAAAGGCGGTAAGGAAATAACGGCTGCGTATGTGGGAAAACGTGCCCTGTCGGCTCTCTATGCCGGTGCAAGGCTGGTATGGTCCGCAATAAGCAGCTGCTTCGGACTTGGATACTGGAAAGGCGACGAGCCGTGGAACGGGTCGGACGCATGGAACGGTAGCAGTAAAACTGATAAATGAATGATTTTATAAAGGGATAGTATTATGGCAAAAAGGAAAATAAGCGGAATCATCAACGCGACTGAACATCCGATGAATCTTGAAACACCGTGGAACCAGAAACAGCCGGACGGCACCTATCATGCCTATGCCGGGGACGATGTCGAAGCGTTTCTGAAGAAGGAACTGTCAAACCGTACCCCTACCGAGGAACTGGTGGGCGGTGAGACGAAACCCCCTACATCCGGAACGGTGTTTGATGCAATGGTGGGTACGGTGACGGACGTGGATGTGCAGGACAGCGAGGACGGCACCCAGTATGTGATGACCGTGAAGCAGAAGGATAACCAGGGCGGCGAGAGCTCGAAGGAAGTACGCTTTTCCAAGTACACCGACGATGACAAGGTGGTGGTGAACATTGACCTGACGGACAGCGGCGGCGCGGGACTTCCCTCGCAGCAGTACCTGGCACTGGGAAGCGGCTTTGTGGTGAAATACTCCGTGGGCGTGGGTACTGCCGGTGGCGGTACGGTGGACGGTTACAGCGACCTGAAAGCCCGCGTGATTGTGAAGCGCGGTTCGACCGTGATCAGTGAGTTCCAGGATGCGGAGTTTGTGGGTGTGACAGCCGGACAGAGCTACACCTTTGACGCATCGCCCTACCTGAAGGATGCTACCGCCTATACCGTGCAGGTGGAGGCGCAGGCTACCTACCAGGGCGGCACGCTGATGAAGACGGCCACGGCCAAGGTGACCATGGTGGCCATGGCGCTGGAGACTACCTACTCGGTGGGCAACGGACTGGCTGACGGCGGGTACCGGAACGACGTTAACATCCCCTTTACGGCCAAGGGTACGAGCGGCGAGAAGAACATCTACTACCGCGTGAACGGCGGACAGGCTTTTACCCTCGGTCTTTCTGCCGGCAGCGGTGTGCAGCAGAAGAACGTGACCATCCCGCTGACCCAGATGCAGGAAGGGACGAACGTGGTGGAAGCCTACGCACAGCATGAGAACTCCGGTGTGGTGAGCCAGGTGCATTACATTACGCTGCTGAAGGCAGGCGGCGGTGTGACGGCCTATGCGGGCATGATGTTCAGCCACCGGGCTGCGGGATTCCAGCGCGACTGGAAACACCCGGTGCTGGAGGCAGAGCAGTTCACGGCATGGAACTTTACGTATGCCGGCTATGACCGCGATGCGTACACGGCCCGCGTAAAGGTAACGAACCAGGGCAGTGTGGTGAAGGAAGACCTGCTGCAGCGCGGCGAGACCGGCAGCTACGGGCGGACGAACGTGAACGTGGAACCGCTGGACTACCGCGTGTCGTGCGGTGATGCTGTGCTTGAGGTGAAGGTGAACACGACATCGCACCCCGACATTGAAGCCACGCTGGCACCGGATGCGGTGTGTACGTTTGATGCCTTCGGGCGAAGCAACACGGAAAACAACCCGGCCAGCTGGGTGAGCGGTGACAAGCGCATGGAGTTCCGGGACGTGCTGTGGAGCGTGAACGAATACGGGGCAGGAAGCGGCTGGCACAAGGACCGCCTGCTGCTGGCCGGCGGTGCAGGCATGACCCTGACGGCAGACGGAGGATACCGCCCCTTCAACGAAGCGGACAAGCCGGAGGGCTTTGCCATCCGTGACGTGGGCATGACGCTGGAGATAGAATACAGCACAGCGAACGTGACGGACACGAACGCGGAACTGATTACCTGCCTGGGACAGCTGGACAACGGCAACAGGTACGGGCTGATTGTGACCCCGGAAGAGGCCAAGTTCCTGACCGGCGTGGTGACCGAGGCGATGGATGCCGGACAGGTGCTGCGCTATGAGGACTCGGTGGGTACGAAGTTCCAGCCGGGCACGAACATCCGCATTACCTACGTGTTCTACCCGAACGTGCAGACGAACGAACAGCGCACGCTGATTGGCTTCTATGTGAACGGTGAAGAATCGGCAGCTTCCAAATGGCTGGACAAGGTGAACTTCAACATCCAGAGCCAGCTGGAGTTCAAGTCAACGGGTGCGGACCTGAACGTGAAGAGTGTGCGCATCTATAACAAGGCGCTGACCTCGGACGAGGTGCTGAACAACTACATTGTGGACCGCAACCACCTGGAGGATGCCGACGGGGAACCGGGCGTGCGTTCGCTGGATGAGGACAACCGCGTGCTGAACGAGGGGGACACGGTGAGCATGGAGAAACTGATGGGACTGATGAAGAAACGCCGGAACTCGATCCTGGTACTGATAGGAACGGGCAGCGTGGGCAGTGAAGTGCCGAGCGAGAGCGACACGCTGAATGTGATGGATGCGCTGGCCCAGCTGAACAACAAGAAGGCCAACAAACTGTGCCGGGAAGTGAGATTCTACAACGGCGAGAACCGGGCGCTGGACTGGATAGCCCGTGACATATATCTGCGTATTCAGGGTACCAGTTCGGTGAACTATGCCCGCAAGAACCTGCGCTTCTACTTCCAGAAGACAGCCAGCGGTTACACGGCACGGATGACCTACGGCGAGATAGACGGCAACGGGCAGCAGAGCAACCCGACAGCTACGGAGGGCAAGAAGAACCTGTTCCGGTTGCGGGGCAACTCGGTGGGCGCGAAACTTGCCTGTGCGAAATGTGACTTTTCCGACTCCTCCATGACGACCAACACGGGCGGTGCGAAGTTCATTCATGACGGCATGAAGGAAATGGGAATCCTGACCCCTGCCCAACAGTATGCCGCCGACCATGCAGATACGTGCAAGGAAGATATACGCTCGGCCATTGACGGCTTGCCCTGTGACCTGTTTGTGGCCAAGAGTGTGGACGAGGACCTGACCTATTACGGCCAGTACAACATGAACAACGAGAAGAGCGACAGCTACCCGATATTCGGCCAGGACAAG